ATATTCGGCATCCAGTCGACCGCCTTATCCACACCCCTGTGGATAATCACAGAAATAGTTAACGGAGTCTAAGCGGTTTATGGCCTCACAAGAAGTTGATGATACAGAATTCAGCCGTCAGATGGCAGAGCTTGTGGCGGCTAATGACATGGTTTATGGAAAGAACCGCCGGCCACCAGACGGCAGGTGTCGTCGTGGTGCTTATGCCGAGAACAAGCGGACTGGTGATTTCACCAGGGCAAGATGGAAGGAATTATATGCCAGAAGTGATCCAGCTGAATGAGCGGGAGCTTTACATAGCTATAGGGAAGCTGTTTGCGTCTTTCCCCTCGACCGCCAGGCGGGGAGCTAACCTCGAGGCCTATGTGGAGGCTCTATCTCGAATTCCTACTTCCTTTGTCCAGGACGCTTGTGACTATGCAGTGAGCGGTAGAATCGGGGACGGGAAAAGCATTCCGCCGGCTGCTGAGCTGGCGCATTTGGCAAGGACGCTTCACGTGCGAACGCTTCCACGGACGAGGATTTCTGAGAATTATGTGATTAACGATCCAAACCAGCGCAAAAGCATTATCCAGGGGTTTAAGGGGCTGCTTGTTGATTTGAGACGGGGGAAGATGATCGATCCAGACTTAGCTACAACTAGGGTATTCGGATTAAAGAGAGATCAGGAGGATTTGTGATGGTAAAATTAGTTAGGAAGCGGGTTGTGCGTGTCGCAAGGCAGAACCCGGTAGTCGAACGGCTGCCGGAGCCACCAGCACCGATGTGCGCGTATGTTCTTGAGACCGATATTGGCGGGCTTGATGCTCCTAGCCTGGCACAGATGGAGTTCGAGCTGGAAGCTGCGCTTGACACCGTCAGGTGGGAACGCAAGCGCAGAAGGGACGTCATGAGCCAGATTATGAAGAGCGGTAGGTGGGTGCGGTGAACTATCTTGCCCAGTGGGGCGAGGGGTCATCAAAGTCTTCTGGCTGGCCAAGCTAGTAGAGATGGGGGGAGCGTCCTAATTTTGGCTACGTTCCTGTTTTGATGGCCATTTTGCTCTCTCCCTAAGGCTAGTGAGGACTAACGTCAAATTGACAATAATGGTTTGGACGGTCAACGTCCATAGATGACAGGGTAGTGAAATGAGTCCAATAGGAGTTTGGCGCCGACCGTTCTTATCTGAGAAAGCTGCAAGTAGATATTTAGCTCGCTCTGTTGAAATTACCACTAGCTACAATGATGGAATGGAGTATTTTTTGAAGAGCGCAGGTGAGCGCGTCGGAAAGCTAAATCCTAAGTGTTTTTGGGTCCGGAAACTTATTCAACAGCAGGAAGAAAAAGATGCTGAGTCTGCGCAGTCAAGGTCCCAAGACGATGACGGAAGCTGCCACGACGGCTAATCGGCTTAATGGGCTCAAGGGCGGTCGCCCGCCCGGTAAGCAGTCAGAAATGGCTGCCCTCAATCGCAGGTTCCTGAAGCACTGCCCTGAAGCACTTGAGACGCTTCTCTGGAATATGAAGCACTCCGACAATCCGGCTATCCAAGTGGCTTGTGCCAGAGAAATCCTGGATAGGGGCCTTGGTAGACCGGTCCGGTCGATCGACCGCCAGGCGGGGCAAGTGCTGGACATGTTGACGGTTATCACAGGCGTCCCCCGCCCAGAGTTGGAGCCCGAACCAGAAATGGCTGAGCCCCAGACGATCGAGGGTGAAATAGTCAATGCCGCCGCCGATCACTCTTGAGTATGCGCCGAGGCCGCAGTTTGTGCCATTTCACATGCGCAAGCAGCGGTGGGCCTGCATGATTTGTCATCGGAGGGCCGGCAAGACCACAGCATGTCTGATGGACCTCCTCGACCACGCCGCTAGAACCCCAGGAGGACGCTATGCCTATATTGCTCCCCTTCGCAACCAAGCTAAAACAGTGGCTTGGGACATGCTCAAGACTTTTGCCAGGCCCGTCCTCCGTGGTAACGGTCCCAATGAAGCCGAATTACGAGTTGATCTTCTCAACGGAGCGAGGATTACTCTTTTCGGAGCAGATAATCCTGACGCCCTTAGAGGCCAAGCTTTTAACGGAGTGGTGCTCGATGAATACGCCGATATGCCCCCCACACTCTATTCTGTCATTGTACGTCCGGCTCTCGCCGATCGTAGAGGCTTCGCCGTCATTATTGGGACAATCAAGGGCCGGAATCAGCTCTGGGCCACCTATGAATTAGCTAAGGCCAATCCTGATTGGCATACGGCCTATCTCAAGGCTTCCGAGACTAAAATCTTGCACGAAGAGGAACTCGAGGACGCTAAACGGCAGATGTCCGAGGAGCAATTCGCTTCTGAGTTTGAGTGTGACCCTTATGCGGCAATCTTGGGTGCGTATTATGCCAACCAGATGGCGAGGGCCGAGAAAGAGGGCAGGATATTGGCGCCCGACAGGCTCGAGGGCTTTGTTGATCAATCGGCGCTTGTCCATACTGCCTGGGACTTAGGCATGGGAGATTCAACATCGATCTGGTTTTGGCAGGCTGTAGGAAGAGAAATCCGCGTTATTGATTACTATGAATCTCACGGAAAAGGACTTGAACACTACGCTGACGTGCTTAGTGTGCGGGGCTACCGGTACGGAAAGGATTTTGTGCCGCATGACGCCAAGGTTCGGGAACTCGGTACAGGGAAAACGCGTATAGAAACTCTGGTGTCGCTTGGTCGGAACCCAACACTCGTTCCCGGGCACAACCCAATCGACGGAATCAACGCTGCCAGAGTGATCTTTTCAAAGTGCTGGTTCGATGCCAAGAAATGTGAGCTGGGTCTCGAGGCGCTTCGCCAGTACCGTGCTGACTATGATGATATTAAGAAGGTTTTCAAGGAGACACCACGCCACGACTGGACATCTCATCCAGCCGATGCATTTAGGTACATGGCAATGGCCTATAAGGACATGAGACCGCAAGAGGAGGCAGTCCGGCCCAAGGGCGTATTCATTACGCTTCCTGAGCTTTCCTATGATCAATATGCCGAGACAGGGATGAAGAAGGATGAGCGGGTATGAAGCGGCCAAAGTACGACGAGGGCTGGCGAGGGGGTGACGATGGCTACCTCTATTCAGGCTACTGGAGCTTGTGTATTTTATTACAGTATGGAACCAGGGGTTTCTGGAAATAATGCGGCTCATCCTGACTATCATTGTGATTCTCTGCATGTACTTGGTCCTCGACCGCCTGGGTGCAGGATGAAACCTTGGACCAAGCCAGAGCTGTCTATTCTGGTTATTTGGTGTGCTGTTTTGGCATGGGTATTGTTCACCCGCTAAGCTTGCAAGGGTGCTGATTACAAAGCTAGATTGTGGGATGACTGATAGCCGTGATACCCGTGATGACCAGCGTAGGGATGCCCGTGGCCAGAACATTCCCATCCCTGATCCGTCTGACAAGACAGTTCGGGACATCAAGGAAGCTATGGCGCAGGTCTCTGCCCTTCTCCATGCGGAGATGGGCGGCGTTCAGGCTGTCATCTCAGAACAGTTCAAGTCGATCGACAAGCGTTTGTCTGATAGAGATGTCAGGGATAATCTCGCTTCGGCGTCGGCCAAGGAAAGTGTGGCGACTGCTCTCGCGGCCGTGGTTGAAACGTCGCGTGGTGGCAATATCCGCTTTGACTTGCTCGAACGCCGTGTCGCAGCCTTAGAATTGGCCATTTCCGGGCAGAGCGGGAAGCTGCAGGGGCAGACAGGTCTTTCTAGTGGCGCACTTCAGGTTCTAGGTGTCATTGCGGCGATCTTATCGGCCGCAGCCGCCTACTACGTGGCGACACACAAATGAGCCCATTGATAAGCAGGGCAATATTTGTGCTAGTATGGAGCGGCATCATCGCGTTTTTGGTGCTTTTTCCTGTTCTGCTTACGATGGCAACGCCTAGATGGCCTTTTCAACCGTAGAAAAGTGGTTTGACCTCTTCGACCGGGCCGACAAGGCGAGTGGCGTCCATGAGTGGGACACGCGCTGTCGTGTGATTAAGAAAAAGTACCTCTATGAGGGTTCGGCCACTACCAAGCATCGCCGTTACCAGCTTCTTTGGTCGAATATCCAGCAGCTTCAATCTGCGATTTACTCAAAAACCCCTAAAGCCGTTGTAAAGCGTCGTTTTAACGACAAGGACCCTGTGGGGCGGGTTGCGAGCGACATCCTTGAGCGTGCTATTAACTTTTCTCTCGATACGGGAGATTTTCACGCTGTTTTTAAGAAAGTTAGGGACGATTTCTTGCTCTATGGCCGAGGAGTAGCCCGTGTCTACTATGAGCCGACCTATTCAAGGGCCAACGACACAGAAGAAGACTTTGAAGAGTCCGTGGGGGCTGACAAAGCAGGAACAGGAGAATATGCGTCTCAAGCTGACGATTATTCAGCTGGAGGAGCAGGAGGCGCAGATGAAGGCGCGTCTGATGCTGGTAAGGCGGCGATTAGTGGCCTTGAGGAACCATCTGAAGATGAGCAAGAGCTGAAATTCGAGAATGTCAAGCTTGCGTTCGTGCACCGCACGGACTTCAAGCATGATCCGGCCCGCACCTTTCAAGAGGTGAACTGGGTCGCATTTCGCGCCTTCATGACCAAGAAGGAGATGCGCGAGCGCAAGTCCTTCAACCAAGAAGTTGTGGCGCAAGTCGAAGTCCACAACGAAAAGGACGAACGCTCGCTTGATGATTACTCGCCTCGCGCCGGGGAGCAGTACGAAGACAGTGAAGGCACTGTCGCCGTCTGGGAAGTCTGGGATCGTAAGGATAACAGCGTTTGTTGGATCGCACGCGGCTCACAGGAGGTTCTCGAAGAAGGAGAGCCATATCTCAATCTTGATGGCTTTTTCCCGTGTCCAATCCCC